CTTCGATAACTTGGGGGAACACGAGGTTGGATGGTTTTGTTCTTTCGCGATCCAGCCTAGCAACCCAGCGCAAAGCACGTCATCGTGCCCAACCGACACCGTCCACCGCCAGCCCATTTCCATCTTCGCCTTCTTCATCTGGGCTATGAACTGACGATCTTTAGGTACTACTTCCTTGCGGTGCAGCGCGTTGCGGAAGAGATTGAACATCATCCGGCGGTAACGATCGGAAGTCTCAAACCCATAAGCCTGACCCGGCTTGGATGTGGACGCCTTGTCATCGCGTCCCTTCCAGAGATACTGCAAAGGATAGTACAATCGGTCGCGCAACTCGCGCATGGTCGTATATCCTAAATTGTTCAATTCGACGTTGAGCATAGCCGAGTTGAAGTAGTAGCCCAAAGCGGCAGCAACGGAGGCGATTTCCTCCGGCGACACACGCGAAGCGTACCGCGCAGCCATATTCCCAGTCTCGGCGTTCCAGACCACGATAGCCGCATAGTCACCTGGGGCCATAGTCGATTCCTCCCCGCGCGCTGTGTCTACCCCGGCGAAATAGTGGTGCTTGGGCTGAGGCGTCTCGTAGAGTACAAGAGGCCCATCTGTGCCCTTCTGAATCTCTCCATGTTTGTTGTCTCCTGACAATACGCACCGGCCCTGCCACGGAGGAATTTTTATCAGGGAATTATTCGCAAACTGCATCTCTTCGATGGTGAAAGCGGGGTTACCTGTGGCAACGAAAGCTTCCTCTGGAGTACTCGGATATTCCGCTCTCCACTTTTCCAAAATCCCTTCACACTTGGTCGCAAGAGTTTCACGAAACCATGCAACACGATCTTTGCCGAGTTTGACTCGTTTCCCGGTCTTCCAATGCTTGATGTCGTTCATCAAATAGCGTTCGTATTCATCACGCGGGGCGTCAGCAGCGAATTCGGCAGGAAGCACGTAAGCTGGGTCGTCCCACCATGGCAGAAAGATAGGAAGAAACTCATTGTCGCCCGCGACCGCCGCTTCCCAATACTGGTAGTAGGCCTCGCCAGGGCCTTCCATCCCGTTGGCCGTGGTCTCGATCAGGCAGATATTGTTCGGGTCTTTGCTCAGCGTGTTCATGAGCGAGGTGAACGCCCCCTCGTAGGGGTAGAAGGCCGCCTCGGTCATGTGCAGAAAGGAGGAAGTCAAACCGCGCTGGCCGTGGACCGTGGCGGCCGTGTGGTGCGTGAACAAGGAGTCCGGGCCGTCGGAGTGAGGCCAGATGAGTGTTTTCTTGGTCGGCTTGGGGGCTCCTGGGTATAAGTCTCGGCAATCATCGCGAAACCCGCAGGCCATGGCAAAATTGGCTGCGGCGACTTCGGCATTCTGCGCGATGCAGCGGGCAAGCGAGCCTGGGTGCGCGATACAGTGAGCCTGGCCAAGACCGGTGGCGAGAGTCGAGAGGCCCACACGGCGAGCTTTCAGGAAAATCATGAACAGCCGGCGTTTCCTCGCAAGGTGGTCCTTGGCGAGGTGAAAAACTTCACGCTGCTGGTCACGCATGTGGAAAGGTAGGCGAGTACCTTCGTCACGGTCACGGATCGTGAGCCGCGAGAAGAATTTCTCGACATGGTCTAGCTGAAGGGGAATGGCGATCTCCTATTACTTGATGAATATCTCTAGGGGATCTGGCCCCCCACGGCTGAACAAAGGTCCAGCAAGCAACTTATTGTAATCCCCCGTCGTGGGATACCGCGAAACAAACCGCTTCTCAACTTCAGACTGAGGCCGCTTGCGATATTGAGGCCAGATTTCGCAGATCGTGTCGTAGAGCATCACTGCTCCTTCACGACCGGCACCGGCGCCGCATCGACCGTGTTGTGCCCGCCGGGGAATCCCTTCACTTGCTCGTCCGCATGGCCCTTCTCGCGCATACAGTAGGTAGAAGTCAGCGGGTTGTCGTTCAGAAAAATCGAAGCAGAGCACGGAACGAATGGGTTAAGCATGTTATGTGTCATAGCTATTGAACCTTTCTGAGAACTGGCGCTGAGAGATCGGTAATGATCCGGCTGACCGTCTCGGATTGCTGATCGATCACAGACAGCGCTTCGAGGAGATCCTGCCGCGTGGCCTTCTCCAGTCCGCCGCGGACAAGGATGACTGGATTGGCGTAGGGCGAGAATCCGATGCCTTGCTGAGTCATCTCCAAAAAAGTGGACATATCGGATTCGTCGCGGACGATGATTAAGTCGTTGGGCTGAAGGGAGAGTTTGGCGATGCGGTCTTGCATGAGTTGGGTGTGGTTAGTCATTTGGGTTTACTCCTCTTGCGTGTAATAATTTCCAAGCCGGTCTCGGACACAGGATGCCACACAGCCGTTCCGCCACGCTGCTCCACCGGAATCGTTAAGTAAGCCTGCTCGCCTACCCAGAATACCCCGGCTCTATGTGGACTGACCGCAGGTATGGTGTGATTCATTGTCCGCCACTTATCGTGAGAAATGAGCACCGCGAAAGTCTTCGCTCCCTCCATGCTGTCCGAGGTAATAAATTTCGGCCCGTCGATAGCAAGCAGATCGGAAGCAGAAAGATAGGGAATATCCGCCAAGGGGATATGCAGATCAGGGGACAACTTCTTGCGTTTGGCCATCAGCGTATCTCGCCTTCCTCTTGTCCGTCGAACCGCAACTTCTCCAGGACTAGCCTTTCCCCATCTCTCATAAGGAATGCCTAGTATTGTTCTCACCGAATTTCTCCTTCTTCTTGTCCGTCGAACCGCAACTTGTCGCGCTGGTCCTTCGGAAGCATGGTCCTGCGATTGCGCTCACGCACACACAAAGGTCCGCAGAAACGAAAAGGAACCGGTACACCGGTATCCGGGTCCATGTCGCTTCCAACCATGATCCATTGAGACTTACGAACCTCCTCCAAAGTCTTCCCGCAGCCGGTGCAGCGTTCGGTATTCCCCTCGTCCATCCGGCCCTGCAAGGTGGAGGCCGCCAGGTCACACTGGTGGCGCATCCGGGCCAGGGTTTCGAGCCCATGCTGAACCGGAATGGACTTGAAGTGCTGGCGAACTTCGATCTCAGTCGCAGTAAGGGAAAGCCAAGCGGCAGTCACGGTAGCGCGAACCGCAGAGTAATGGTTACGGGGAGAAAGCAAAGTGTCGGCAGGAGCGAGAGGGGGAGCGGCAAGATCGTCGATATCAAGCGCTCCCGACGCCTCCGCCTCGGCGTACTGGGCTTCAAGAGGAGATGCATACTGCCGTGCGGGAACGGCAGTTGGCTTGACGACAGCACGAGCGGTCGGGACGGTTCCGAGACCTTGCGTGGGCTGGCCGGTGTGAACTGCTGCGAGTCTGGACATTTTGATCCTTTCGATTCGTTAACTGGTTAGTACATCTCCTGCTCTCGTTGCGCCGACTCTTCCGGCGACAGCGGCGCGCGCGGATCGCCGTACAAGTGCAACATCAACTCCGAAGCCCGAGCGACACGAGTCCAGTATGCCTCTTCAGTTCTGAACTCTTCTCTCGACGCAATGTGGTCGTCCATCTGGGGGGCGAGTTTGCCCCCGACCGCCATCTGGATATGGAGATCACCGTTGCCCAGGCTCTTGTACATCACAAGCTCGAACTTGCCGTCCTTGCTGCGACGCGCCGACGAGTCCCAGCCAATCGAGCGGGAAGCTGCGTTGGCGCGCGCGGCATCGAGAGACATCTCCCGCATCAGGCCAAGTTCTCCAGGAGTGCGCTGCCGGCGACGGAGAGGAGCGTGAAGGAGCCGATTCTCGCTGGCCAGTTGCTTCCTGACCTCGCGCTTGAAGAACTGATCGGTCATCACCCGCACAGAGAGCTTGCGGTTCACATCCTTGCAAGCCTGGCAACCGAAAACATGCGTGTGATCCTTGGTCTGGAGAAAGATCATGCGCGTGGGGAGACCGCGGGGATGCTGCGGATTGTTGCAGAGAGGAAGCGCGTTATCGGGGAGCGTGGCCATTAACGAGAATCCTCTTCTTGCATCGCCTGCTCCTTCGCTATCCCGGTTAACTTCCATTCAAGATCATCTGTATCGAATTGCCCAGAGAAGTCCTTAACGTACCCGATACGAGGAGGCC